TGGAAACCGTCATTCCAGTGCTGCGGAAAGTCGCTACGTCTGACAATGCGTTGCTGGTGGCCCCCACGGCCAAGGCAATTTGAGCAGTGCCAGGGTAGCCGCCATAAATTGCTGCGTGCTGCGATCCGCCGAGTCCGGACCACTGAATGCCTTGAGCGGCGGCGGCGTTGGTCGCCGGGGCGGCAGTTGAGTCATTGGCCTTCAGAATGCCGTTGGCCGTGATGTTGCTGAATGTGACGTTGTTGGCCGCGCCGAGTCCGAGGTTGGTGCGGGTGGTGGCGGCGTTGGTCACGGCGATGGAGCCGCCAACCAGAAGATTGCCGTCGACGGTGACGTTGGTGTCGAAGGTAACAGGGTTGGTAAAAGAAACATTCGTGAAGGCGAGGTTCGCTGCGCTTAAGGTGCCGGCGACTGAGACGTTTGTGGCGAAGGTGACGGTGTTGCTGTTCCACGTTGCCAACGTGTTGGTGTATGTGTAGGCGTCCGTTGCCTTTATCGAATTGTTGGCATAGATGGTTGTTGGAGAGCTATAAGGATATTGTATTGTTACGGACCCTTGAACGGTCACATTGCGCGGATTTCTTGCAGCAGGAACCGCATCTTCGGCAATTAAAAGATTTGCGGGTATCACAAGCGTATTGGTATTTGTGTAGGCCATCACATTAAAACCCGTTAAGCTGCTACCGCTTGGATAAATTTCTGCCATATAGCCCAAGAGTTGTGTTGCGGTTCCCGAATAGAGGGATGACTGAGGGTTGGTGAGCGCAAGCCATCCGAGGCCAAGCGACCCAGCCGTGACCGGGTTGTTGATCTGGCCGTGCGCCGTGGCGGCGAGCAGCAGTAGAATGGTGAGCAGGCGGTTCATTAGATTCCTTCTTTGGCGATAAACGGCTTGGCATCGCTGATACAACGTAAAAAGACCGACTGCGAAGGTATCCAAGCCGCATTGAAAGTCACGGATCCGCCGGGTTGCACTTGGATGCCGTTGGCCTCCGTGGCGGCCGCGCCGAAGTTAATTCGCATGAGCGTGTCGCTGACGTTTTGAAAAACGAGGTAGGTGCGTGCCGTATTGGCGTTCATTACCGCCTGTTGACCAGAGGTAACTAAGCTGGAAAATTGCGTGTTCCCGCTGCGGTCGATGACGGTGCCGGTGGATGGTTTGGAGCCAGAGCTTAAAAGACCGTTGATCTTCTGAAGGGACCGATCGGAAGTATCCATCGGCTTGGGCTCATTGTTTTCTGGGAAATAAGAGGGCATAGGCTTTGTAGTGATGTGGGTTTATTATAGCGCATTAGGCGCTCGTCAACAAACTGGCTGTGCGTCGTGGAGCAAATTTGCCAACCGACATGGATTGCTTCCACTTGGTCTGCCCTCCCCGCTTGCCGCTACTTCCCTCTTGAGGAGGACGCATCCCGAACCGCTCGCGGACCACATCGAGGAGGACAAAGGCGGCATCAGCCACATCTGGTGACCGGCCGATTCGGGCCTTCATATCAGTCTTCGATTCCACGACCACCTTCATCGATCCGCTCTTCCGGGTGTCGTAGTTCCGGCTGGTCATCTCCTTGGCCAGATCCGGACCGACCCCGCGCAACTGGTTATTCTGTAAAAACTCTTTCGCACCGAACCACAACTCAGTGACACGGTTCACGTACTTCTCATCGGCCGGCGTGGAGTCGTAGGCCGAGAGCGACCGACCCGAAGGCGCTCCCCCGAAGTGGACCCGCAGGAACTCATTCGACCCGCAGACCGTGGCCAGGGCATCGCAAAATGGGACGCCCCCGCCAGTCACATCGACCCCCACATTGCGCCAAGGGACTCCGGCCTGGGTGACGATATCTCGGATCTTGGCCGCAATCTGAAAAGTGCGGGGCTCGGGGTTGGACGCCTCGTCCTCCAAATAATGAAAGGCGTCGAAGGACACTTGGTCAGCCCCGTCTTTGTTCTGGCCAAACGACCCGACATAAAGGACACATCTGTCTCCGCCGCTTACAAAGGAAGGGTCGATGCCGACCACCCGCTCGACGCGGCCCTTCCAGAGCGGCTTTTGATCGGCCTCAAACCGCACGATCTCCGCCTCCGAGTAGATCGCCTTGCTGGTCGCCTGCGGGGGCCAAAACCCCCGGTAGTCCCGCCAGAAGATCGGGCTATCCTCCCCCAGCCGCTCCCGAGCCTCGTCAATTTTTTCCCACCGCTGGATCGGCCACTTGTTTTCTCCGGCTAGATAATTTGGGTTCTTCAGCGCGTCGAAGTGCAAGCAGACCCCGCCGATCTTAGTCTCCCACCGCTCATCGTTAACCGTGATGCTCCCCCATCCCCCGACCGGCTCAACGAACCGACCGAAAGGATCGTAGTAGGAAACAGGGTTCGCCGCCGCCGAGATGTGGAGTTCGGGGTTGTTAGCCAGGTTCGACAAGGCCGTGTCGAGGAAAGCGTGGCCGAGTTCCGACAACTCATCGGCCGCGACAATCACGCGGTGAGCTTTCATGCCTCGCATTTTTCCGGTGACCTCCGAGGTCTTCTTGGCCTCGGCCGGAATGAGATAGACCCCAGCCTGTTCCATCCTTGCGCCCCCGCGAATCGCATAAATAGCGGGGGTCGGGGTGTCGGCCAGCTTCCCTGGAGCGACCGATTTGATGCACGGCCAATACCGCTGGACGGCACCCCAGACCCGCTTCTTCGCATCACGGATCGAAGTGCTGGTGACCAGCGAGAGTGTGTGGAAGGGGGCCGAAAGCCAGTTGAGCAAAGCCCAGATCGCCATGAATTCCGACTTACCGCTCGATCCGCAGCCCGCGAACCCGACGAACCGGTGATGGCAACATTCGTAGAGCATGTCCTCGGCCCACGGGTGCCAAATGAAGTTCTCCGACTTTTTGTGGAAGAACATTTGGGCCGCATTTTTGAAGTGCTGTTCCTTCGAAAGAACCTCCATGCCAGCGGTGTTGAGCCCACGGAAACAAAACAATTCAATCGTCCAGTCCGCCGTGTGCTGCGGCCAAAAAGCGCCATATCGTTGAACCGAACCGGAGGGCGGCTGGACGCCGGAATTCGCTAAAATCAAAGACATTGAATTAAAAAGCTGGGTAGAATTGGGTAGACGGATTTTTGATAATGGAACATATCCATGACCCACAGAGGCTTGTGACTTTTAGCGCACAGCTTCGAATCCCGTGCGCGCCGCATATTCTCAGGTTGTCCATTTCTCTGTCGGACAGTGGTTTACGAAGCATTTGTTAGTTATTTTTTTATGTAGTTATGTAAAATATTGAACGATTAGACCCGCTTCTGGTCATAATCCACATGGACAATTTGAAAGTTCTCGATTCGAAGAAAGGCACGGAAGTTCGACTTGGCGACTCGGTCGTTAAGATAAACCCGATTCAGACGGGGCGCTACACGACTTATCGTCTGACGTGGTATGTCGGGGATAAACGGTTCCGGGTCTCACGCGCTGACAAAGACGAGGCAATCACACTCGCGAAGCAAAAAGTTCGGCACCTCGCTCGCGCTGAAGGGGAGCACACCAAAGTGGATGCGGCTCGGTTGGTTTACCTGCTGGAGTGCGAGAAAAGCGTGGCCCCGCACCAGCTTCACAAGGCGTGTGCGTTTTTCCGGAAGTTCCACGTCTTGAATTCGAAGCCCAAGAGTTTCGCCGAAATCTGCGACGAGTTGGTCGCCGACCTTAAAGTGAAGAAGCTCTCGAAAGATCACGAACAGACGGTGAACTCTCAGGTGAAAACGCTGAAGTCGTGGTTCCCGAAGGAGAGTATGGCGCAAATCACACCTCAAAGCCTGGAGCGAAAGCTGCGCGAGTCACACTTTGCACCGTACACCCAACACAAGTTGGTCGCCTTCTACCGGACAATCGAGAACTTCGCCAAGAAACGTCGCTACTTCACCGAAGACCACCAGACGATTGCCGAGCAGATCACCCTCATGGCGGTGCCGAAGACCAACTACCCGGTCTTCACGCCGGAACAATTGATGAAGTTTCTTATCGTGGTGAAGCCGAAAGAACTGGCCTATGTGGCGACAATGGCTTTCGGCGGCGGACGGCGCAACGAATGCACCCAGATGACTAAGGAGCATTTCAATTTCGAGGAAAAGACCGCGCATATCGATCGGGTGATTGCTAAGAAAACGCTGCCCAGGCACCTCTACATCCCCGAGTGCTTGTTTGACTGGCTCAAGCTGGCCACGTTTCCGGAGCATGGCCCAATAATGACCGAGCGCAAAGTGGGCGAAATCTCCCGCGACGTGGCCAAGCTCAAGCAAGTCGGCCTGGCTTGGGAGGACAATATCCTCCGCCACTCGTTCTTGAGCTACCACCTCGCCGCTTTTCAAAACCCTAACAACACCGCCTACCACGGCGGCACCTCAATCAAGATGCTATCCAGCCGCTACGTGGCTCTGGTGAGCAAACGCGCCTCCGAAGAGTGGTTTAATATCACCCCGGAAGTCGTGCGAGCTTACGCGGAGCAAAAAGGATTGACGGGGTTAATAACTTGGTAAACAATTTCAGCCGATAGCGATAGTAAACTAGGGTTCGCGAGACCGATTTCGGGAACCCAAAGGAAAAAAAAAGGAAACCACACACATGGCAACTGGAAAACTAAGAGAGGGCACCAAGAGAGTGTCCTACATTGAAGAAACTGTAACCTACAAAGCCCTCGACATCATGGCCGCGGCTCGCGACACCAACCTGAGTGCAATCGTTCGGGCCGCGACCGAGGAGTACCTCAAAAAGAACGACCCGAGCGGTGAACTGCGAAAGGTCTCCAAGACCCTGAATGGTGCGCTCTCCGATGAGCGAACAGAACGAGCCGGGGAGGCAGTTGATGAGGAGACCCAAAGGGCTCTGATCAAAGTCATTACACGACTTCGCGGTAGCTGAAATCAAAACAAAATGGGGTGTCCCAAATCTCATAATCTCACTGCGTCCATAATATCATAAACCCACAACCCACAATTAAAATATGCTCACTGCTTATACTAAATTAAACTCATGCCCGAAAGAAAAATCAAAATCCACCGCAGTTGAATTCTTTCAAGAACTGAACGCTCTGCGGACTAAATTCCCGATGTGCTACATCGAATCGTGGACCCCAGATGACTTCGAAGTCGCTCTAGGAAAGACCAAACTGACCAACGACGATGACCTGCACTACATAGTCGTAAACCTCGCAAAGCAAGGAACGCTCGCTGGTATACTCAGCGCGGATTCAGCAGAGTGGGAAACACTCGCCGACTGGCACTCGCCGCAGCACCCGCTGTCCTCCCAGTGTATCGCAGCTTCGTTCGATGCTAAAGAATCCCAAGATCGTGTTCGGCAATTCCTTTTCGAATTCATGGAACTGCGCGATGACGATGTTGTCAGGGATGAGTTGCCGCTGTATGTTAGTCATGCAGATGGAAACAGAGAACCAAACACTGTCGGAGAAACTGCGTAACCTTCGCAACCCGAAGATGATTCGTTCGTTCGCCAGCGACCCCGTGCTTGAAGACCGCCTCAAGGCGGAGTCGGAGAGCACGGGGCGCTCGATGAGCAACGTGATCCGCACTGCGTTGCGAAAGTACTTCGGGGTATAATAACTGTGCAATGACAACGATGACGATCGAGTGCGCCTCATTTACGGCGACACCGATATCGGAAGGACGGGTCCGGCTAGAAATTGCCGAGCCCGCGCAACCGCGTAAGGCGGTCTACGGGGCCGGCGAAGCTATTGCCCGGCTAAGTGAGCTCTTGGGTAAACCGTTCAGCCACGGTTCTTTGAACTACTGGCGCAAGCAAGGACTCCCCTGCGTGCGACTAGGGGAAAAGAAGATCGTCTATTCCGAGGACGAGATCGTCCGCTGGGCGCAGGGGCGGATGGGGAGTGCCCTACCGTGAACTCGGAAATTCTTATCCACTCGGTTCAACCGCGAACGGCTTGTGTCCCCCTAACACAAGAACGCTGGTCTCTAATAGACGTAGGAGATATCAATTGGGTGTCTCAAAACAAGTGGTGCGTTAGAGTGAACCCAGCCGGAAACCTCTACGCATGTCGGGGAGTGTGTAAAGGCGGTCGCCAAAAATTTATTCACCTCCACCAAGAAGTGTTTTCAAAACACTTTGGACAAATTCCTCCAGAGCTTGAAATAGATCACATAAACCATAACTCACTGGACAACCGTCTTGAGAATCTGCGTGCGGTCACACGCACGGAAAACAACCGAAATCGGAGAATGGGGAGTCTTCGAAAAAAGAGCGGACTGCCAAAAGGGGTATTCCGAGGTAAGAGTCGATTAAACCCATTCATCAGCCAGATCACTTATAAGGGAAGAACCATCTATTTGGGGTCCTTCCCAGCCACTGAACTAGCGGCGGAGGCTTTTAACAAAGCGCACAAGGAGATTGTCTATGCCAATCAATAGCCGAGCAAAAGGAGCACGCGCTGAACGACAGTGGCGAGATCAACTCCGTGAGGCCGGTTTTCTCAAGGCTTTCCGGGGGCAGCAGTATTGCGGGGCGGCTGGTAACGCTGATGTCGTCTGCCCAGAGTTGCCTTCGTTCTATTTTGAATGCAAAGCCGTGCAGAACTTGAACGTCTTGAATGCGATGAAGCAGGCAATCGCTGACTGCCCTCTACAATCGAACGATGGTCAAAAGCAGACACCCGTCGTGGCGCACAAGAAAAACGGCGAGCCGTGGCTTGTAACCATGCTCGCCGCTGATTGGCTGGAACTCGTAAAGGAGACCGACCGGGTTACTCAGCCAACAGTCGATCAATCCGCGCCTGAGTCGCTGCCGACTCCGCCCTCAGTCTGCTCTGTATCTCTCTCAACTGTTGACCTCCTGAACCCGACACGTAGTACACATCGCCCTGCCGCTGAACATAGGTGATGTCGTTCGGTACACTAGGGTCCGCGATATAAAAGGAACCGTCTCCGGCCCATGCACTTCCGCAAAGCAGGAGTGCCACAATTGTTAAGTTAATAATTTTCATGCGCTTAGTTAGACAAGAATGATAACCAAGGCGTTCAAACTTTTCCCCTACCAAGAGGAAGCGGTCAACCGGCACCTCAAGATCCTCGATTCGGTCGGGGCGTCGTTGGATGGGACAGGGTGCGGAGGGGGGAAAACGGTCATCGCCTCCAGTGTAGCCGCCCGGTTCGCTTTGCCTACTGCGGTAATCGCCCCAAAGTCGGTCCTCGCGAAATGGACCGATACCCTGGCCGCTTTCGGGGTGACCCCGCTGTTTTGCTTGAACCCAGAAAAGTTACGGAACGGGAACACCCCTTATCTCAAGAAAGTCGCCAAAGGAGGGAAGAAGCTCGCCTTCGAGTGGCAGGTGCCGGAGCGGTGTCTTTTCATCTTCGATGAGGTTCACATGTTTGGTGCCTACAATTCACAGAACGCCAAGATGCTCGAAGCCGCGGCCGGCCACTACGTGCTGATGCTCTCGGCCACTGCCGCCGAGAACCCCCTTCGAATGAAAGCGATCGGGGTCAACCTCCGGCTCTTCACGGGCGGTTACTTTTGGAAGTGGGTGCGCGAGATGGGGGCTGAAGAATCACGCTGGGGTGGCCTTGAATGGAATCCGCGGACCCTGGAAAACAAGGCATCGATGGAGCGGCTGCACCATTCGGTATTCACGAACCGCGGATACCGCGTGTCCGAGGAAGTGCTGCGGGAGCAGTTGCCGGAACTAATGACCGAGGACGATCCGCTGTGGTTGAGTCCGAAAGACAAGGCGACGATCAAAGAACTCTATGACGCGATGGCTGATCCGGACGATCCTGGTGGGGTCAAGAACCTGCGGCAGCGTCAGGCGATCGAAGTGGTCAAAATCCCTTACCTGGTCGAGCGAGCCAAGGAGATCGTAGAGTCGGGCGGCTCGGTCGTGCTATTTTTGAATTTCCATGAAAGCATCGACGCAGCACACAAAGAGTTCCCCGAAGCGGAGGTCATCGACGGCCGCGTTTCGTCAGAAAAACGTCGCGAAATTCAAGACCGATTCCAACGCAACGAACTCCGGACGGTCATCGTGCAGATCGCAGCCGGTGGTCAGTCCATCGACCTTCACGACCTTGACGGACGTTACCCGCGAGTTGCTCTGCTATGTCCGCAGTTTTCCGGAACCGTCGAGGAACAGGCGGTGGGTCGTATTTGCCGGGTGGGTGCCAAGTCCCGTGCGCTGGCCATCCGACTCTTTGCTGGCGGCACCGTTGAGCAAGCGGCATTGAAATTAACTGCGGAAAAACGGGAGAATGTCGCAATATTAAACCGCGGCGAAAATAATTTGAACGAACGTCAACGGGGTGATGTCTTAATACCCGTGACCGAGGTAATAGACCCACATCCCGAAGAAAGAGCGCACAGCGAGCACTCGCCATCGAGTCTCAAGGAGAAAGCCAAATGCCCCGGATTCCGAAACGACCAGACCCGCGACAAGACTGCGGCGAACCGGGGAGAGCTAGGACACTTGGGCGTGGAGAAAGAAAATCTCGATGTTATCCCCCCAGATGACCCGAAGCTGCGGGAGGCTGCCGGGATGTGTTTGAAATATTTGCAGACTTTGCCCGCAGGAAAAGCGATCCGGGAGCGAAGGCTTCAGATCCAAGACCAGTTCGGGCACGTCGACCACATCATTCTGCACGGAACCAGTGCCGAGTTGATCGACTACAAATTCGCCTTTGGTCAGTACGTGGCCGACTCCCCCCAATTCTGGGCGTATGCCGTGGGCCTTTGGGACACTTTCCCTGAAGTCGCAGTAATAACTGTGCATGTGCTTCTCCCCTTCCAAGGGGTCATCGACCGTGAGACGTGGGTCCGGGACAAGGACTACGATCGCCTCTCAGCGCAAACCACCGCCATTATCGTGGCGGCACGGCGCGATGACCCCTCGGATTATCTGACTGGTGCTCACTGTGCATGGTGCGCTCGCCAAGCGACCTGCCCGAAACTTTCGAAGTTGGCCCTGACCATTGCCGACAAATACAAGGGCGATGAACTGGCGTTGCCGGCCCAATACGATCCGGCCAACATCACCGACCCGTACGTTATTGCGCTCGCCAAGCGAGCCGCGCCCATTATGAAAAGCTGGGCTGAGAAGGTCGACGCTCGGGCGTTGGAGATGCGACTCCATGAGGGCATCGAGATCCCCGGCTGGGATCTGGCCGAGCGGAAACTCCCTTTCAAAATCACCGACGCCCAAGCGACTTGGGAAGTGGTCAAAAACCGGATTACTCCGGAAGCCTTTGCCGCTTGCGCCGATGTCTCCATCGGTGAGTTGGAAAAGGCGATCGCACGCACCGCCAAGCGCGGAGACATGGGCCGCGCCAAAGAAGAACTTCGGGACGCACTGGTTGATGCTAGTGCGGCCAGGTCAGAGGGAACCTATCAATACCTCAAGAAACAAAAGTAATAACAACAAAGAATAATACACATATGGCTAAAGTCTCATTCAACGATATCGAAACCACCGCAGTGACAATCTCAGAAACCGCAATTGTCGCCCCAACCCAAAACAGCATGGGAATTCCCATCCTCACCGACCCCTCCAAGGGTCTGATCGGCGAGTGGACGACAGCCGACTTCCGGCTGCCCCGCCTCAACTTGGTCAACAAAAGCGGCGACCTCTCCAACAACTTCCTGCCCGGCAGCTATGTGATCTCAAAGGAACACCAAATCAGCACCGTGACGAAGGACAACAAGGAGAAGGGCGAGGCGCTCACCGTGATCGGTGCGCGGATGTCAAAACAGTATTCGGAGAACATCCCTTATGAGGACCGCGAGTCAGTACCGACGCGGGTCTTCGATCGCGCCGACCAAGTCCGCGAAGCCAGCGGCTATGTCTCGCGCAAAAAGGGAGCGGGTAACTTCTCCGAGATCGCTCACATCGAGTTCTTCATTCAAGAAAACGACGATCTCTCAGAGGACGCACAGGCGCTCTTCTTTTACACCTTCGGCGGGAAGAAATACGCCCGCGTCATGTACACCGCATCATCCACGTCGTTCTCGGCCGTGGCGGTTCCGATGGCATCCGCGCTCCGCGGTCACCTCGCAGAGCCTGGCCTGATCGGTGGGTTCTGGGATCTCGGTTCGATCCTGACCAAAGACGCGAAGAACTCGTGGTGGTCCCCCACTCTCCGCACGGCGGGGCTGGTCGACGCCGCAACCCAGGAAGAAATCAAAGCTCTCCTGTAATGAGTTACGAGAAATTCCGCTTCCGCCTCCCCGAGGACTTGGGGTTTGCCGGATACAGCCATCTGGCCGGTCCCTACTACCGTAAGGACGAATGGATGCTCGACACCGTCTTGGCCGACGCCAAGCAGGCTAAAAAAACCGTGGCCTTCTCGGGTGACTACACCCGTGTCGAGGTCTGGCAGAAAAACACAAAAGCTGCCTGATGAACAATTTCCCGGAGGGAGGTTTTATGTGGGCGTGTGGGCGCTCACCCGGCGATGGCCGGCCTTTCCCCTTCCTCCGGGAACTCATCTCCTAATTTTATGAACCCTGACGAAATCATCACTTACGACCCCAAAGCATTCGAATTGGATGCCGAGGGTTACATGGACATAACCGCCGAGGCTCTTGGCATCACGACAGACATGGGACGCAAAGCGTTCCGCATGTTTTGTGAGGCTGCTGTTCTCCTAGACTCCAAACAGCGCGACTACGGAAGCGCGAACATCTCGGCATTTGGTGAGCGCGGCATCGTTGTCCGCATGAACGACAAGGTCGAGCGCCTCAAAATGCTCGTATGGAACGGCAACTCACCACAGCACGAGAAAGTGTCTGACACTTGGCTCGACATCGCCAACTACGGGATCATCGGACTCCTCTGCCACCGGGGGGATTGGAAATGAATTGCCATCCTGAGTTGGATCTAGGGTTTAGAAATGCCGACCCGGATACATGTGAAGCAGCGGCTAACAATGCTGCCGAGAAAGCTAATTACAGCCGTAGGTTGGCGTTGGACACGCTTCGAAATAACTCTGCTGGGCTCACCGATTTCGAATTAGCGGAACTTACTGGATACCAGCAAACCAGCATAGGGAAACGTCGAGGAGAACTCAGAGATAGAGGTTTAGTCCTCGACAGCGGGCTTCGAAGGTCCGCACCGAGCGGATCCAAGGCGATCGTGTGGAAGGCGGCAGTCAAATGACGGCCCCGCGAATCTTTCTGGCCGCGGCGATGACTGTGGTGACCACAACATTTGTCGGCTTTGGAGTGGCCCACCACGAAGCCCAACAGCGAGCGCAACTCTCAGCCGAACTCGCCCGATGGCAACTCGAAGAGTGGAAAGAGAACCTGCTCGCCGAGCGGCACCGGGAGTTTGAAGAACAGAGAAACTCGAAATGACGCCCGTGCTCGGACTACTTTTATCTTGGCTTGGACTCTTCGGCTTCGGCATATGGCTCGCGGCCAACGGGAGGGAAAAATGAGGACATACACTGTCGTCATCGACGATGATGTTCCACTCGCGGACAAGAAACCCGGCGAGCAGTCCCGCTACCAGCACCCGTTATCGTTCCTTCTGGGCAAGCTGAAGGTCGGCCAGTCGTTTATCTACCCCGCTTCAACCTGCGAGGACTTCAACCGACTGCGGGCCATCGCCAGCAGCATCGCAAGGAGGTCGACCAAGAAATTCTCTGTCAGACAGGTGACTGACTATGAGGGCGTCAACCGCCTCAGATTCTGGAGGACCGCGTGAGCGCCGGATCATTTCTTATCGGCTTGGCGGTCGGTCTCCTGCTCGGGGGACTCGCAACCTATGGAGCCATCCTCGCGTGGGCGATGGGCTACAAACTACGGGAGGATCAAGATGCCCTCTGATCCGGATCAAGACTATGACGAGGGGCGGGCTCTCGAAGCGGAGGCTGACGAATACTGGAGCCGCCGGAGCGACCCAGGTGAGCAATACTGCCGCGAGTGCGACCGCTTCGCGGAAGAGTGTAAGTGCAGCGACGAATCTTAGTTATGCAAAACCAACCTTACACTATCGGACGAATCAACTTCGGCCCTCGCGACTCTTTTACAACGCTCGGTACGCTGATCGACGAGATAAGCGCCCAAGAAGAACTAGTCGAAGACCTCTGCCTCTACCTCGGTGAATTGATCACCGAAAACCTCTGTAGCCAAGAGAACCTATGACTTTGCCGGGGGACCACACAATAACAACAAACAACACTCCGGGGGGAGGGTTGGCGAATGAAAACGTGGTCTCCCAGCATCCCTCTGTCGCGATCGACTTCGAGTCCTACTACGACAAGGACATCTCAGTCACCACGATGGGTGCCTGGCACTATGCCAGAGCCACTGACATCTACATGGTGGCGATGTACTTTGACGATGGGGATCCTTTCGTCGGGGAGCCCAAAGACGCTCCTTGGACTCGCTGCGACGGCCGGGATTGGATCATGCACAACGCAGCCTTCGACCTGACGCTCCTCGGAGCCTTGGTCGAAAAGGGAGTCGTGCCCTCGATACTTCCGAATGAGGTTTTCGACACGGCCGATCTCACCGCTTATCTCAGCTACCCCCGCTCGCTTAAAGAAGCGGCCAAACATCTCCTCGGGATCGAGATGAGTAAGTCGACCCGAGACAACATGAAAGGAATGAAATGGACCAAGGACTCTTAAAAGTATTCAAAGCGATCTCCGGCTGGCGCACGCCCGAGGAGTTCGGTCACGAGAACGACGGCTATGTCACGTTCGAGGCCGACCCGAAGACCCAACTGCGATCGGCATTTTTCTGGAAACCAGATTTCTCCCACGACCACATCAATGCGATGTGGATGGGTGGACAAACTTTTGTCAGACGATGACACCTAAAATCAAAAAGCTCATAGACCAAGGCCGGCTCTTGCCGATCTTCGGGAAGTCTGGCGACCAATACGCGCTGCTGGGTTACCAACGCAAACCCGGTAGCCGGAAGTCGCATCTGCGGCCCTACATGTTTCCGCAGCCGATTCCGATTCCGGATCCTACTAAGGAGGCAGCATGAGCGACTCCATCACAATGCGCGAGGCATGGCGTCTAGACATTGAAGAATTAAAAGCGGAGCGCGACGAGGCGCGGGGGATGCTGGAGCGAACCTGGCACGAAGACGGCGCACCGCTCCTCCAGATGATGAGGGAACGCAACGAGGCGCGGGAGACCGTGGCAATGCTCCACGGC